GGTAGCGGGAGAAACAAAAATACTTACCGAGTATGGCCCACTTCCCATCGCTGCAATAAATCGGCCAATGCGTGTTCTATCGTGGAACGCGATGACATGTCAATTCCAGCTTTCTTGGTGTGGCGGCTCGTTCCCAAAAGGTAAGGACTATCTGTACCGAGTGACAATGCCAACAGGAGTATTTGATGCAGCCGAACATCACCAGATGCTTTACGCTGATGGTAAATATCAACCCGTTTCGAAATCTTGCGCAGCTGATACTTTAGCTGCATATTCACCAAACCAGCATCCGACCATTGCGGAACTTTGCCAGATAGCGTCGCATGAAGATGCGCAGCATTACTCGAAAATACTCGTAGATTCGATGGCGCGTTATGCAAAGTCAGCCCGTCAATATGGTCACAAATTTCTTCGGGAAGAAGTAGACGCCCAAGTTTTTGTTCGAGCACAAAACGATGTTCATACATGGTTTCAGCAATCTTACCCTTGCGCACCCTTGCCGTGGGATGGCCTTCTGGGGGGGTTATTAACGCGTAACCATCATGTGTTATTCGCCGGCCTTCAAAATATTGGCTGTTATTTACTCCACGTCGTGCGCCATCGCGCAATCGAGGCAAATCTAGCCGTTGCAAGATTCTTCGCACATATCTTGGGGACAAGCCAACGAGCGCTCCAATTTCTATCGAAGTTTTTACCCCATCAGCTAACGCGATTACTGCAGCTACGTTTTTATTCATCATATTCTCCTAGTTACTCGGTATCCAACAGGAACATAATATCAATAGACAGACAAAATGTCAAGCAAGTTTATTGGGATATGCAAGTGGCAGAGACAAATAACTATGTTTCTGTTGACGGAGCGATTCATCATAATTCTGGCAAAACTTCCGCAGGGATAATCAAAATAGCATATCATGCAAAACTTATGATGCCGTGCAAAGATGGTGTTAGACGTAGTAGATGCATATGGATTCGGAATACAAGGGAGCAGTTGAAAGACACATCGATACCTGACTTTCTAAAATGGTATCCAGACGGAGTAGCAGGCGTGTATGAGAAAACAAATAGTAAATTTATTCTTAAATTTGACGATGTCGAATGTGAAGTTCTATTTCGTGGTCTTGATGATTCTAACGATGTCCGTCGTTTGTTATCTTTACAAGCTAGTTTTGCTGTTATGGATGAGTTTCGTGAGATTAACAAAGATATTTTTGAAGCAGTGCAGGGGCGGCTAGGTAGGTATCCAGACAGAATGATGCAAGGGGGCAAATTTCCCTGTATTAAAGACGACGGCACTAGCAACAAGCATATTTGGGGTATGACGAATGCGCCAAATTTAGAAACGTTTTGGTCTGAATTTATGGATAATCCACCTAGTAACGCGCAGATATTCCGACAACCGAGCGGGTTCAGTCCATTAGCGGACTGGATAGAATACCTGCCGGAAGATTACTACGCCAACCTTGCAGAAGGGAAAGACGAGGACTGGATAGATGTTTACATCAACAGCAAATTTGGTAAATCACTGGCGGGTAAACCCGTCTACAGGTCATTCGACCAAGACTTTCATGTGGCTAAGGGGCCACTATTACCTATACTTAACGGGATGCGGCCTATTATTGTGGGCATGGACTTTGGTCTAAATCCAAGCGCTGCGTTTGGGCAAATTGATATGAGGGGTAGAGCAAATGTATTGGCAGAAGCAACAAGTGACGGCATGGGAGTTACGAGGTTTATTTCGACAATGCTCAAGCCTATTCTTGCACAGAAATTTCCCGGCGCTCCGGTGCTTATTGCGGGAGACCCCGCGGGAACGCAAAGAGTACAGACAGATGAAAAGACCGTATATGAGATTCTTAAAAACGAGGGGTTTAAAGCCATACCTGCTAGCACAAATTCCATTGTCGCACGTATCTCGGGTGTTGAAACGTATCTTGCACGACAGGTCGATGGCCAAGCGGGGTTATTAATAGACCCTAGCTGTAAAGGCATCATTAATGGGTTTCGTGGTGGCTATCGCTACCGCATAAAAACAACGGGTGAAATGGAAGATAAGCCCGAGAAAAATGCGGCGTCTCACTTAGCCGATGCTGTTCAGTATTTGTTCCTACACATTGACATGCAGAACGGTGGACGAGGCGCGCAAACTAAACGCAGAGACATTGGACGGACGGATTCACGAGGATGGACATAAAAGTGTTGACATCATATTGCAAGTGACATACATTACTCGTGAAATCCCCTAGACCCTCTTAAGGAGCATAGTATGGCAATTCCAAAATCTGGTGATGAAGCAGGAGAAAATAAAGATATGGGTTCTGTTGGTGGCTGCGCCGCTAATGCAACTTCTGGTGCATTTAACAATGGCTTAGTTTTTGCAGCACAAGGTAATTATGCTGGTGGTATCGGCTCACACAAAGACTTACGTGGTGGCGATGCGCAGGCGGCATATTTACTGCTGGTCCTATGATTACTATGTCAGGTAATTATTCTGGCAAAACGAGTAATATGCAGACTGGTACAGAAATCCGTGGCGGCAACTCAGCATCTGGTGTTTACAACTCAGGTCCAACAGTAACTGCTAAAGCAAAGTAGGTCACCATGGCGGGCCTTGTTGCATTTACTACTAATGCAGAAATAGACGCGCATCAAGCTGCGATGGATGCATCGCAGAGGCAATCTACCCCGCTTATTGTGGGGCTAGCTGCACATTTACGTCATTTGTGGCAACCCGCACTAGAAGCTAAAAAACCGCTAGAAACTAAGATGCTTAAAGCCTTGCGTCAGCGCAATGGGGAGTATGAGGCAGACAAGCTTGCCATGATACGTGACCAAGGTGGTTCAGAAGTTTTTATGATGGTTACCGAGACTAAGTGCCGTGGAGCAGAAAGCTGGTTACGCGACATATTGCTTGATACTGGTGATTTACCATGGGCTATTCAGCCGACACCCATACCAGACCTTCCCCCTGACTACGAGCAAACGGTGCATGAGCGCCTTGCACAAAAAGTCATTAAGCAGATACAGACACTAGGCACTAGCCCTGACCCCTCTGATATGGAGGACTTGAAGGAAGCAGCGGTTAACGAGCTGAGACTAGAGTTGCTGGAACACGCACAAAATAGATGCGATGCTATGGAGCGGCAGATTCAAGACCAGTTCACCGAGGGTGGGCTACCACAAGCGTTCAATGACTTTTTATCAGATTTAACAACTTATCCGCTTGCGTGGGTAAAAGGCCCCATTGTCGAACGCAAACGCAAACTTACATGGGCTAAAGACCCGTCCGGCAAATTTATACCGCAGGTTGATGAGGTATTAGCACCAGCATATCGCAGGGTAGACCCGTACCGCATGTATACAGAACCGGGAATTAATAAAGTTAACGATGGATATTTGTTTGAGCATCACAGATTAACACGTAGTGACTTGTCTGCTATGATTGGCGTTCCGGGATATGATGATGACGCTATACGAGGAGTGCTTGGTGAGATGCCAACCGGAAGTACAATAAACTGGTTATGGTCTGCAGAAATGCAAAAATCTGAGTTAGAACAAAAACACAGTATTTGGCGTAGACCCACTGACATGTGCGACGCACTAGAGTTTTGGGGAAAAGTATCAGGTAGATTGCTACTTGAATGGGGTATGACAGCAGAAGAAATTCCAGACCAAGATAAAGAGTACGATGTGAATGCTTGGCAGATTGGGCGCTGGATAATCAAAGCCACACTTAACTATGACCCGTTAGGAATTAAACCGTATTATGCATCCTCGTTTATCAAACGTCCCGGTGCGCTTGTTGGCATATCTATCCCTGAAATTATTGAAGACATACAGAACATGTGTAACAGCGCTGCTCGGGCCTTGAATAATAATATGGGCATTGCATCTGGCCCGCAAGTAGAAATTAATGTTGACCGATTACCTGAAGGTGAAGAAATTACACAGATTGCACCATGGAAAATTTGGCAAACTACAAACGACCCACTGGGTAGCGGGCAACCGGCCATTCAATTTAATCAACCTGATGACCGCTCGCAACCACTGATGATGGTGTATCAACACTTTGCTAAATTAGCCGATGACCAGTCAGGTATTCCAGCGTACATCTACGGTGACATGCAGGTAGGTGGAGCAGGGCGTACTGCCAGTGGCTTATCTATGTTGATGGGTTCAGCTGGTAAGGGCATCAGACAAGTTGTTATGCATACTGATAATGACTTAGTTGAACCACTAGTAACTGCGCAATACAGTTACAATATGCGCTATTTAGATGATGATAACATTAAAGGCGACGCGGTTATTATGGCTAAAGGTGCTACTAACCTTGCTAATCGTGAACAGCTTAACGTGCGCAGAGTTGAGTTCTTGCAAGCAACAGCTAATGAGATTGACCAAGGTATTATTAAAAAATCAGGTCGTGCTAGCATACTTAGGGAAGTTGCTAAAGGCTTGTCAATGCCTGTGGATGACATTGTGCCAACTAAAGAAGAAATGAATATTCAAGATAAATTAGACGCACAAACGCAGGCAGCGCAGCAGGCTCAGGCTACACAAGCTAATCAACAGGCTCCAGCAGGTAAGGGCGTGGTTGCGCCTACGCAGAATCAAGGGACTAATACATTCCCCGGCGGGATGCCGATGGGTGGGCAAGCGAATAATTTAGTATCCAATCAGTTCACAGGTAAAGCCGCATGATTATAGGTGGACTATGCCACTCAGCATACTTGGATTTAGTGACTGGCGTTCACCAGCCTAAAGACCGGTACATGATTGCGTTGTATACAGCTGGGGCGTCTGTGAACCACAGCACGACTACTTACACCTCACAGGGTGAAGTTTCTGGTATGGGATACGAGTCTGGTGGTATAGCGTTGGAAGGGTATGAGGCTAAATTGCAAACTAAAGCAGGTAATGCGGTGGCGTACTTAGACTGGGATGACCCACAATGGGACGATAGTACAATCAAAGCAAGAGCGGCGTTGATATATAACGCTAGCAAAAGCAACAAAGCGCTAACGGTGCTTGATTTTGGTAAAGAGTACGTGAGCGGTAACGGCATATTTTTAGTAGTACTTCCAGAGCCGGGCGATACTGCTTGCGTTGCGTTAGGAGACGAGCTATGATTATTAACACCTCTGCAGGTGACTTAGATGACAGCGTTATTGAACGCAGAGTTATACGGGAGCAATATCATGATGGCAACAAGGCTATTGAAATTCACTACTTTCATCACGGCTTCCCTATTACTATTAATGGTTCCAAGGGTGAGCTTAATTTATATCCAAAACAATTATCGCTCGCTGGTGAACAAGGAGAAGTAAATTGAGTAACACTACTGCGTTAAATAATCAATGGCGTAGCGATACGTTGACAACAGGCTTTAATTTATCTACTAAATCGCTGAAAGCGGCGCTGTACTTTGCTACAGCAACAGTTAACGCGACTACCACTGCTTATACAACTACTGGCGAAGTTACAGGCACTGGCTATACAGCCGGGG